GTAGCTAGCTCCACTTATAGGTATTGTTGAAAGTGGAATTCCGTTTGGATAAAAAGGTGATATAGGTAATGGGTGAAAAGCACTGGATCTTACGAAAGTTGAAGGTACACTTGTTGCTGTTGTCATATAACCTGGTATCTGTTTTATGGGTGAGTAGGTTTGAAAACCTAATCTGGATTCATCATTTAATCCGATGAATGGGATAATTGTAACTGGAACGAAAACGTCCCCGTCTTGATGTGCTTCGTAATTAATATAAATTACTCCAAAATCATTTTCTACGTCTGGTTCATTGGGTGTTGGAAAAGAATACCATTTGCTTGCATTTCCTACATAATTAAAAATGTTCATATTTGGAATGGCCATTTCTAAAATAAGAGAAGTACTCCCGCCTTTATATGGTCTTGAAAGATCTTGCATTTCTATCTGTGGTGATGTAAATGATTTAACACTAGGTGTAAAAGTTGTTTGAACAGTAAAATCTAATATTGAATTAGCATCTAATGGAATGTTGTTTGACATTGGTTTAATTGTAGGATAATCTCCATTAACAGTATACATGCTAGGTGGCACGTATATTGCTGATGCTGAACTAACTCCAGAAATTTTAAATTTGACTTTAAAACCACCAGATAAACCTAAATATAAACTTGTTAAAAGCCCAAAAGTGTCCGCTTCTCCAAAATTAGTATATAAGGAATGCAAATCAAAAGCCGCAACGTTCTTAAAACCTGTGGGTTGGTAAGTAACTGTAGCCTGTGGGTGCATTATTCTTACATAATCTCTAATTGATGTGTTAGGGCGAAAGGACATTAATGGATTTTCATCTATTGGGGTCATCTGATTCAAAATTGGTTCTTGACAACTAGGGGTAACTAATGTATTAACACACTGGGCATCTCCACTCTCGGGTGAAAAGGTTTCAATTGGCTTTGGTTCATCTTCCGTAATCGTTAAAATTTTACTTTTGTCATACAACAACTGGTCACCCTCTCTCAATACTGGACCTACTTTCACATTACACTTTTCATTTACTCCAGAACCTATACAATTGTGAGTCTTAAAATTTAAACCTCGCAAATAATGTACGGTTTTTCCCGTTATAAATGAAACGTCCTCCCATGTGTCTCCTAACTCAACCAAAAACTTATCGGGTTTGCTTCTTCTAAAATCAATTTTTCTTTTCTCTAATGGGGATTGATCGCTTTCTTTCTTGGTTAAAATCCTACCTGTATGACCACCATCTACTACTTCGTATATTCCCTTCTCTTCTCCATAAAAATTCGGTACTCCTGGGTAGGTTGGTGCTGTTCCTGGTGTTATATAAATTTGATCTATTCCATAACCGCTAAACTCTAAATCTGGACCACCAGAAATGTAAACATTAAAAGTTACAGATAATGGTACATTCGAATTATAAGTCAGTGGTTGTACCAAATAACCATATACCATACCATGATTAATGATATTAAGTACATAGTCCTTAGTACATTCTAACTGTCTTAAATTCGAATTGTATGGCAAATCTATAGTTTGTATTTGTCCTCCTGCTGAAAATTCTAAAGTATCTGTGTTTAAATTATGAATGTTATTATATTGTGGAACAACGGCTGAAACTGCGTTAACAGGCCCGTCCGTCATAGCGTAATTTTTCAAAATAATAATCTTACAAAAATGAAAATTAGTACAAACTGATTGAATGTGTAATTTCAAACCACCTCTCCAAGCTCTAGAGCACTCATAAATCGTTCTTAGCCCAGAACAAAAATTAACTGCTCCGTTGCCAGAGTTGTCTACACTGGC